AACTGCTTCAAGCCTTCCTCTAGCAACTTAACCGTCTGCTCTTGCCCCGGAGTGTTCTTGGTAGCTGCAAGACGATCATTGACCAACTGCTTGGCATAATCCTTATCGCCGCGATTGATTGCGTTAAGGGTCTTGCCGTAGAATGCGACATCTTGAGCCTTGCGCTGTTCTCCAAGTGGCTCATAGATTTGCTTAATCACTTCCGCCATTTGCGGAAACTGAGCCAAGCCTTGCGCCAAGCTTTGCGGAGAAGGGTCTTTTATAATCTGTTGCGACCACTGCTGGAATTGCTGCTGCTGCTGCTGCTGCGCAACCTGCTGCTGCACGGCCTGCTCTTGCGCCAAGCGCTGCTGCCGTGCCGCCTGAAACGACTGCATAAACGCCTGCCCCGGATCGGGCATGGCTTGCAGGAAGGGGAGGGGATTGATTGCCATTAGAACGGAACCTTCGCAATGGGAATGCCGCTAAGGCTGGCGAGCGCCGTGTCTGAATTAATGCCCGAGCCGTTAAAGCTCGACTGCCCACCCAACACCCCGCCAAGGATGCCGCCAAGGCTCGCAAGCCCGCCGCCAAGCGCAGCCGATGAACCAAGCGCGCCATAGCCTCGCGCCTGCCCGGTATCCTGCAATAGCGCTCCTACATTCTGCCCGGTCTGCATACCCGCATTGCCAACGCCCGCTGCCGCATTCTGGCCGAGGCTTGAGATTCCGCCAAGCGTTGAAAGCTGCTGCTGGATTTGCTGATTGAGCAATGCGGGACGGAATTGCGCCAAGGCCCCCTGCACGTTTCCGCCCCGCAGCCCCCCGGTTGCACTCGCGTTTTGCAGGATACCCTCTTCACCCTGCCGCGCGAGAGCCTGGAACGTCGGGCTTTGCTCAAGTTGGCTGATAGCCTGCTGCTGCGCCTGCGCCCCGCCGGTCTGGAACTTGGTTAGATCGGCGCGCGGGTCGTTGCGCTGCTGCCACTGCTGCGCGAACGTCGCCAAGTCTTGCGTACCGCCGCCGTAGGGATTAATGCGCTGCGCGTTGAATGCCTGCATGAGCGCCGGATTTGACTGCGCGTAGGCTTGCCAATTGGTCTGCTGCGGTGCCGCCCCTGCCAGCGCGAGAAGCTGCGAGAATGCCCCCGTACCGCCTTGCGCGTAAGGCGAGAGCAGTTGCTGCACCCGGTCAAACTGGCGGCGCTGCTCCTCAATGGCCTGCGCATTGCTCTGTGCCTGCGCATTCGCTGCGGACTTCGCGCCGCCGGAAGCAATCAATCCCCCGCCGATTGTTGCCGCAGCGGCAATGAGTGTGCCTACAGCCATTAGTGCAACCTCTTGATAAACATATGCTCAGAAGCCCGATAGCCTCTGCGCTCGTAAACACGGCCCATCCTGTCACCGTTCAGCCGGGCGAGGGACTTCATCTGCCAAGACCCGCAACCAGCCGCAACCGCAGCCTCCTCCAGAGCCGTCAAAAGGCGCATACCCGTCATAGGCGGCGCATCCGGCGAGACGTACCAGAAAAGCTCCTCACCCGACTTATGGGCATGATTGAAGTAAACCGGAGAGACTACGCCGGACGCAATGCCGACAATCTCGCCACATTCCGCAACCAGGCAGATGAAAACGCCCGATTCCATCAAGGCAGCGAGGGACGCAGCGCAATCAGCTTCGCTATAATCAAACACATCCGACCAGTCAGCACGCGCGTGAAATTCCCGCCCGATCTTGGCGATGGCGGGAATGTCATCAATCGTTGCGGCTCTAATCTGCATCCGGCACCTTTGTCAGGTGGCCTACTGGCTGGCCGGAACACTCAGTAAATGCACCATACCATGCTTTGCGGCCATAGTCAAAAGCGTTTAGCTGATTGTCCGCCCCGACGCGCGGATGTTGATGGCCGACGCCGTGCCCGCAATGGTCGAGATGAACCCGCCCGAAAGCAGCGTGTGCCCGACAAGCTCAGGGAACGAATACGTTTCCGAAGGCTGCAAGGTCTTGGCCTTGACAATCAGGTTCTGGTCGCCCGCCGTATCACCAGATGTGACAAGGTTTACCGAGATCGTCGCAGCCGACGCCGAGTAGTTGGTCGCCGTGAACTTGTCGATGATCGTCTGGACACCCGTCGAGGTGTACTGCGTCGTTTGCGAGGCTTCCGCAATCTTCGCCGGGATGATGTTGCTGATAGATACGGACATGGGTCAATCCTCAACTGGTTGCGGAGATGATATACGCTTTGCGGGTCAAAAACAACGTAGCCACGGTCAATACTCGCTCTCGACCGTCACGCTGATCAAGTTCATGGAGCAGGCCGACGCCGCAGCGTTGTTCGTCGTCCACACCACCGGGTAAAGCAGCGTTCCCGCAGCCGGGACATTCGCGCTGAACGTGCCGGTGTTGCGGTCAAGGGTGAACCCAGAAAAACTGCTAGAAACCGCTACGACAACCTCCCAAGTGACCGCCGAGCCATCTGAATAAATGAACAGGTCATAATAACCTGTTGTTGATGGCCCGTAGCGGCCCGACCCGCTTGTAAGCGCTGTAGTCGTTTTCGCCACACCTGTTGCGTTGTTTACGACAACCCAGCTTCCCGCCGTGCTGGCGAGCGCCATACCCAGCGTCCCCGGTGTGGTCGAAGTCGTCGGGTCAACGTTCGTCGGTGCGGTCGTCACATCAACCAGCCCGACAAACCAGCGCCCGTTTACCGCTGAGGAAATACCCCCGAACCGGAAATGCGCCCACCACACTTGTCCTGCCACCACAGGCCCCGCGCTGGCCGTGCTGGCACGGGTCGATGCGACGTTGCCCGCTGTGGTGTTGGTAGAAATCGTTCCGCGCTGCACCGGAAAAGCAGCAGTGGGCGTCGAGATCGTCGGCGCGGTAGCTGAAACCGTAGTGTAGGGTAGGTTGCCGATCTGAGCGACATGCGTTGTAACAGTCGTGCCGGCGCCGAAGCGCCATTGCCTCACGTTCCGAAGCGCCAAGTTGGATTGCACGGGATAGGTAATCCCGGTCGGCTCACGCAGCACTGGCATTCCCCGCCCGCCGTACAGGCGCCCGCCGAACACCACCTCACCAGAAATGGCCGAGATGTCGGTCGTGCTTGCCGCAGGGACGCGGTGTATGGTTGTTTTTAGCGCGCCCGTCGAAGGGTAATAAGCTAGTCCGCCATCAGACTGATAAAGCGTGCTAGTTGAACCCGTGCCGGTATAGAACAGCGGGTAGACCGGCCCTGCCGTTACGTTGTCGTTCAGGATCGAAATTGACGACCCGGAGACAGCGGCCCAAGTCCCATCACCGCGCCAGAACGTCGTAGAGCTTGCCGCCGTGCCCGAATTGAACCGCGCAATCGCAAGGTTGCCGGTAAGGTCCGCCGCGCTGCCTGTCGCCGCTACAGTGGCCAATCCAAGCGCCGTACGCGCCGTAGCCGCGTTTGACACCGACATGGTAATAGTGCCGCTGCTGGTGATCGGGCCACCAGTGAACGCGAAGCCAGTCGCACCGCCAGAGACATCGGCGCTCGTTACCGTGCCCGAACCGCTAGCGGCTGGCGGGGGAATAAACGTGATAGCCATTAGACCGCCTCACCGCCGCTTGCCGTAATGGTAAGCCCAAGCCCGGATGCTTGGATTTGAATTGTATCGCTCGCGTTCATCACCTGCACGCCGCTCCATTGCAGCGTTGTGTTTGCATTCACGCTCACTGCATAAAGCAGCGCGTTGCCCGTGCCAGCCGAACCGCCAGACGGCACAAGAAAGACGTTGACGGTAAGCGCGCCGCCGGTCGTGTTGCAGACATCGAATTGCTTGAGCATTGTCCGCGTAGAGGCGGGTACCGTGTACAGCGTTGTCACTGACGCGGTGATTGCGGCCTGACCTAGCTTTGCGGGCGTGATACGCTGGAAGGCCATCCTACAATCCTAACCACGAAACAACCTGAACGGAAGTTGAAGGCGCGTTTTCCCAATAGCCAACTGCGCTATTGTACTGGATAATATCCGCGTCATCCAGAGATGTAAACTGCACGTTGCTATCCGTGCCCCCTAGAATGCTTCCGGTGACAATGCGGATGTTGATCGAACCCGAACCGCCAGACCCGGCGTTAGTCACTTCGCCAATGTAGGTTTTCTGATTAGGGGCGCTTGGCTTGTTTTTGGTCAGGCTCCCCACAAAGGCCGGATTATAGTAGAGAGGATCGCCATCGGCCCAAACCTCACCCACGCTTCCGCCCGTAGTGTTGAAGCCTCGCAGCGAGCCGCTAATCTGGATTAAGCCGAACGCATTGAGCGCAATATCCTCCGCAGCTACGCCCACAATCTGATTGGGGTCAACCAGTGCCAAGGGAGACGGCGCGGCAGTGATTACACCAGACGCACCTACGGCCCCGGTATGGTAGCAAAGCTGCCCTTTGGTTATGGCGGATGACGCCTTGACGTAGACGTATTCGGATTCGCCCACGCGGATAATCACGTTTGCGGTTGCTTGGACGTTTAGCGTAGTGCCGCCGTCCCAGTAGACGCTACCCGTGGCTGTAGGGACCGGCGACGGACTATTGTTAAAAGTCAGCCAAGGCACGTTAGCCTGCTGAAGCTCGGCCATCGTGCCAAACTCATAGCGCGGCTGGAGATCAAGTTGCTCGGCCAGCTTTTGTATCGCATCCGCATTCGCGTTAGCCGCCGCGAGCGCGCTACTGCCCGCAACGTCAATGCCGTCAACCATGCCGGAATTAAGATATTCCTGCACCAGCAGAATGAGCCGCTCAAACTGCTTGATTTGCTCGTGATCGCCAAGGAAGGCGGCAAGCTGATTGCGGGTGAGGGTGAGCTTGTTCGCCATTACCAAGCCAACGGCTCTAGGGTGGCTTCAAGGCGCATGAACGAGGCGTGCGCGTCACTGGTGCCCCGGAAGCGTTGAATGCGCCTGTCTTGCATCTTGCCCTGCTTCATCCATGCAAGGCGCTTGGTGGTATTGCCAATGGTGCCTAGCGAGATGGTCCGGTCAATCGACCATGACAGCCCGTCAACGCTGTAGCTGGTCGAGATAGCCGGATCTTCACCCAAGGCGACCGAACCTGTCAGCGCCATAAGCTCCAGGCTATTAAACAGCACGCCTGAGCCGCCGTTGTAGACGATCAACGTGCCAAACTCCCAGCGCACCGGCTCGCCGTAGTGGCTGGAGATGTCCCGGCGCAGATACCCGATGCGATTGGCTTGCGGGTCAGCGCACCGCCATGCGTTGTAGGCGTAGCAGAGATGCCGCGCGCGGTACTGCGAGAAGCCTTCGAGAGAGGTTGTCAGCACCGTCCAGACGGGAACCTGCAAGTCCCGCGACGCGCCGCCGTCATAGACCAGTGTGCGATCAGGCAGGTGAACGTAGAGGAACTGGTGCGAGCCTTCGTTGCGCGCCTCTAGGATGACCTGAGCGAGTTCCTCTTCGGTGTAGGCTTCTAGCAGCGTGTCAATCTCATGCGTGCTAATCTTGACCGCATTGGCATTGCCAGCCAAGTACACGGCAGGCTGCTCGTTGAAGCCCGAACCGAGGAACGCAACCGCCTCCATGTAGATGCAGCACGCGTCCTTGCCGATGCAGCCCTTTTCAACTTGCGCGCCCTCGATGCGCTGGAAGGGAAACAGGCTCCCGCCGATGTTATCAAACATTTCGATGGTGTGCCGGTTCAGCGCAACCACCTCGTTACGCAGTTTCAGGATGGCAATGATCGGGTCCGGGTCCGCTTCCGAAGAGCCATACTTGAGCGGGTTGACGGCCAGCGGGTCGTTAAGCTCGGTCACAACGAGGAACGTGCCGTCCGTAGTCATGTAATACCCGTCAACCCATAGCACATCGTTCACCGTGCCAAGGTCAGGGTCTACATTCTGCCGCAGTCCGGCGGTAGGATTGTAGAGAAACAGGTTGCCGTTCGACGCAATGGCTAGATCGTCGAAGCCATAATCAAGCGTGACCGGCAGGCCATCATTGCCAACATCGCCAATCACCGTTTCCACGCCCGCGCTGTTGATCGAGCAGAGATTGCTGCCGTTGACCGCGTAGAGAATGCCATTCCAGAGGATCAAGCCACGGCACACGCCCGACGTAGCGCTCCATGCGGTGAGGCCATCGGCGGGCCGCAGGAAGCCGGTAGAGACGCCGTTATCCTTGGGCACGGCAAAGAAGTTCACCGGGTACGATGTACGCAGAGCCGGTGAAGTGTCCGAAAAGATGCCGCTGAGGATCGGTATTTGCGTCATGCAGAGAGAGCCTGAAGCTTAGCGTTAGCGAATCGCGCCCTATAATACTTTAAGCCGCGAATATGGCCATTGAACAGATTGCTTGTGCCTAGCCCGCCAATATTCAATGACGTTGCCGTTGCATATCCGGCTGCAATCGTGCCGGTGGCCACAGTCCCGCCATTTGACACCAAGGCGCGGCCTGAGCCGTTGTAAGCGCTGGCAACCTTGGATATTGGCCCGCTCACATCACCCGTCGCCGTGACGGTTGTAGCACCGTCAAACGAAGCTGCCGCCTCGCTCGCCGCGTCAATGAATATAACACGCTTGCTCGCGCTGCTATCCATAGCGAGAACATACCTAATTGCCGAAGCAGTGCCAGCCTCTAGCGTATCAAAGTTGGCGATGAATGTGCCCTCCGTCTGGTTGTACCAGCTAGAGAAATTTGCCCCGGCCATCGTGGCAACGTCTGCGCTGCGCGTGACCGCAGTTCCCGCCGTGGGAATAAAGCTAGTCGCAAACGAGCCAGCCTCAAGTTGGGCAAACTGCACCAGGCCAACAACGGTGCAGACCAGCACGCCCAAGATAGGCGTAAACGTCAACACCTGTCGATTAGGGTACGCGCCCGAACCGACGACCGAGGCAACAGCCGCACCCGATAGCGTTACGGTTCCCGTGCCGTAGAAGCTAATCGTATGCGGAACCGCCGTCACTGAGACGCTCTGCGTCGGGAGTGCCACGCCGCTGATCGGGCTATTGACCAGCAGGTTAGTCCGCGCTTCCTCCATTAGCAAACCGCGAGGCGCACGCGAAACGGCATCAAAGTCAAAGCGGGGCGCGTCAACCGCGACGGTTTGAATAAGCCCATCCTGCCCGACGGTCGTTCCCACCGAGGCCCGACTGAACGTGACGGCGCTGCTCAGGATAGGCTCCGACACAAAGTCAAGCGACATCGACGGCAAATCGCCGCTCATGGGTGCTAGGCGAGGATGCGGGCCAAGGTCCATTACATCAAGTTCGCAGGCGTGATGATGATGTTGCCATCCGCCGCCGTAGCAATCGTGCGAATGACGGTAGGGCCGGGGCCGCAGTACACTGCAACCTGCTGGTTAGGCAGGATGGGAAGCCCGCTCGATGTGGTGGGCGCATCGCCACCGCCGCCAGCAACAGCCGCAGCCGCATCGCTATCGCTTGTGTAGATCGTCACGATCACATGCGTCCTAGCCGTGGCGCTGGTGTTCGTGAGGATAATCGCGTTTGTATTGCGGGGCAAAAGGGTAGCCGCTGTTGCAGTCGCTGAGTTGGCGATGCTTTGCGTAGAACCCCATGCGGGGGAGAAAACTGCGTTGCTCATTATCCGATCCTCCAAGCTACGGCATCCGAAAAAACAGGCACCGTGTTAGCGCCGCCACCGGCCACCACAGAGTTAAACGTGGTAGCATTGGCATCCGATACCGTCGCACGCGCTCCAGCCCCTGCCGTGGCCGCGCTGGGCAGATTCGCAACCGTCACCGTGCTTACCTTGATGTAAGACGAAGCAGACAGCGTGGAGAATGCCGTCGAGAGGTACGCTACTAGCGTAGTCAGCGAAAACTTACGCGTGTCACCTTGGGACTGCGCGTAGACCGGGACGTTATCCCCTGCGCTAAGGCTATCGACCGATGAAAGCTGATTGATCGTTGACATACCTAAAACTCCAATACGCCGTCATCGCCGGTAACGATTTGATCCTGCGGCCCCGTGGTAAACACCTGATTGCTCCAATAGTTCTTGTTGCCACCGCCCAGCGGCATCTTGCGCGGCTGCACTTCGGAGGGCTGCGCGTGAATGTTCAGCAGCGCCTGGTAGGCCCGCATGAAGTTAGCCCGCGTGTCAGCCATCACCGTCTTGCCGAAGCTAGGCGCAATCCGCAACGCGAGGCCGGTGACTATGGCCTCCCAAGCGCTGTCTGGTGCCTCCGTTTCGTCGGTCAGGTTGCCAGTGCCGGGGCCGGACGGGATCGGGTAGCCCACCCGAATGCCGCGCGCATTCCATTCCGCCATCATGCTATCAAGACGGCGCATGGCGCTGTTGAGTTCCTCAGCCGTCGCGTCGTAATTGTACGCGGCAAGGCCGATCTCTTCCAGAGCGCCATCAATGAAGTCGCGGCGAGTGTAGCCCATCATTTCAACTCCGGCGTATAACCGATTGTATCCCAGTATTTCTTATAATTGCGCGAAAACCAATCAGCATCATCAGGGTTGTCAAATGCAATAAAGTCGCGGCGCTTCACCGCCTCATTAAACGCCTCTTTGCCATAGTTCTTAAGTTTGCCGGTTTCCGCATCTTCCATGACAGTGGGGTAAACGTAATACTTTCCGTCTGACTCGCCCCACGCCATCTTATGCGTCATAACCTTCTTAGCATTCTCATCATCCACCGCAACAGGCGCGTTGAACGGATTCATAATACGCTTCACAAACCGCCGATTAGACGCACTCTGAAGGATACGAGTAACCCGGTTAATCGCATCATTCGAGCCAGTGCTATCGGGCGGAATTGATGCCATCAAACCCGCTCCGCAATGCGCTGTGCAAGCACCGCGTCGGTCGTGCGCGCGTTGAACCCAATGCCAAGCTCGCGGGCCTTCTGCTCCAGTTCCTCGCGGGTGGCAGGCGATACGTCGTCAATGGCTTCGATGGCTTCCGCAACCTCTTCGATCACGGCTTCGGCCTCTAGAGCCGCAATCGCCGCGTCACAACGGTGCGATACCAGCCATCGGAGCGCGGCCTGCATCTCGGCTGCGTCATTGACGCCTAGGTAGCCGAAGGTCCCGCCATTCTGCGCACGGTGTTCGCCCGGCGTGCGGTAGACTATATCAGGAAAGTCGCTCATTTCTTGCGACCCTTCTTTGCTTTCTTGGCAACGTCCAAAGCGATGGCCACAGCCTGCTTTTGGGGCTTGCCTGCCTTCATCTCTTTCTTGATGTTGGCCGATACGGTTTTAGGTCCGTAACCCATCTTCATTGGCATTGCCTTATCTCCTAGAAAAGTGGGGCGACGTTAGGAGAACCGCCGCCCCACCCATCATCACGACAAGCGGTACGTGACGAACGTATTTGCAGCCGTCTTGACGGTGCGGAAACGGCCCGTGGTATTCGCCGCAACAGCAGCGGTGCCAACCACCGTGTGACCGGTCGAAGCCGTCACGGTGAACGCGTTGGTGCCGCCCGTGTTGATGGCAGACCAATCCACGTAATCGTTGATGGCGAACGTGTGCGCCGCATCAAAGATGGTGCCGGTGTCAAGCGTTGCCGTCACCGCAGCCGCAGTGGTCGAGGTGACGATACCGCCGAACACCAGGGCCGCAGTCAGCGTGCCAGTTGCGTTCAGGGTGCCGGGGGTCGGCTGGGTAGCAAACTCCGGAACAAACGCCGCCGTGCCAATCGAGTAGAACGTGGAGGCACGATCACCACCCATGATCTCGACGGTAGTGGCGACCGAGGCCGACAGAACGCCCGAGGTGTAAGCGCCCGCACCGGCATAAAGAACGGTGCGCACGTTGTTGACGACCTGGTTGACCTGATAGAACGAGGTCGAATAAGCGGCGATGCGGGCGTTAGCGGGAACGCTGACAACCGAAGCCGAAAGAACGGGAAGAGATGCAGACATTGCATTAATCCTTTAAAATGGTGGGGACCGAAGCCCCCACCCCTGTTGTTACGGCTGGCCGAAGATGATCGCGCCATTCATTTCCGGTGCCAGGTTCACCACGCCATAGTACGTGTCGAACGTGAAACGGGTCATGAAGGTGGCGGTATCGAACCACTTGGTCATGACCAGTTCGAGGCCCTGATCGGTCGTGCCGCGCATCACATCCGCGCCCTGATCCGCAGGAACCGCATAGCGGCCCGGCAGAAGCTGGATACTGTCCTTGTGCCAGAACGGGTTCACGTTGGCCGTGTTGCGGTTCAGGAACGTGACAGTCGCGGTGGCCGAAGTCGAAGTGATTTCGACGTTCTTGTACTGGCGTTCGACATCGGTCGGGGCCGAGTTGGCACCAGTGATCGGCGGCGAGATCGTCATGGTCGTGCCGCTGTCAACCGAGATCACGCGGAAGGTCTTAAGCTGACCCGTCGCGGTCTTGGTGATCTGGTGAACGCTTTCGACACCAGCAATCTGGAAAGCCGAACCCGCGGTAACGCCCGTGGTGCTCGAAACAGTGACCTGCTGCGTGCGGTTGTCCACGTTGTTGCCGTTAGCGTCCACAGTACGCGGAACGAAGCGAACCTGCGCGCCGTTGGTGGCAATCGTGATCGACGGGTTGACGCCGCCGAGACGGAACGCGCCGTCCGAACGGTAGATGTCAAAGCCAGCGATGTTGCTGCCAAGGAGCGAACGCTCGAAAGCGTTATCCGACTTGGCATTGCCGAACGAGCGGTTCACGTTGGTCAGGTTGCCAGCGATACCGTTGGCATCACGCGGCGACAGGAACAGGTAGCGGTCGGTGGAAGGAACGCCCTGTTCGTCCATCATCGCCTGAGCGAGCGCCACGTTGTCATAGGTGCCCGCAGCGCCAGTGATCGGAACGATGAGCGTGCCCTGCTGGGCAGCGACGTTGCGAACGCTGGTGTTGATGTCCGAAGCGATACGGACGCGAGCGCCCTTGCCGATGTTGCCTTCTTGGATCGCATCACGCAGTTCGAGGGCGGTCATCGACCAAGTGACGTTACGGTTCAGGTTGAGGCGCGAAGGCACGGTGAGCTGGTTCACAACCTGCGCAGTAACCGGCGTGCCGATGGTGCGCGACTGCGAGTTCATGATGTAGGGAACCGGGCGCCAGATCGTATCGTTGGCGCGTTCCATAAGTTGGCCGTCCGTGCCGAACACGGAGACGGTCTTGCTTTCGACCATCAGGTCATTGAATGCTGCGAGTTCATCTTCAAAGAGAACGCGCTCTTCCTTGGAAAAAGGCATGGCTGCTATCCTTATGCTAGCCGAGAACGGAAATAGGCTTTAAGCCCGGTTCAGAACTCGCCTATGCGGTCAGGCGGCAACCATGGACTGCGCATTTATAGCCGCGCGAAGGCTGATAGGGCGGATGCTATCACACAACCGCCCTATATGCAACTACCGCCAATAGCTGTCGTCGTTGGCGATGATGAGACAGGTAATGCTCATGATTGCGAGCCAGAGCGTTGTCATGCTGCCCTCACCTCAAAAGTCAGCCTGCCGCCGGTCTTGGCCATGCGATACATCGTGCCGCCTTCGTCCTTGATGTCGTACAATTGTTCGCCGCTTCCCTTACCCATCATTGGGGCATCCTTCGCCAAATGGCGGAACGCTTCGAACAACTTCTCTTCGGCTTCGGTAAAGAGCCTCATGCCGCCTTGCTCCGCTTGTAGGCCATCACCTTGGAGAAGTCACCGGTCTTGGCGGCTTCCTCGCGCAACCGCTCCAGCGTGTTATCCGTGCTGACAACACCAGTGCCAGTAGCTACGTTGACTGGACGTTCCGGGGCCACGGCAGGCTTGCGGGTTGCTTTCACGCTCATCTCCAGTCGAACGGCTTCCGCCACAAACTCGGCGTAATCCTTGATGCCTGCCAATGCAGCCGCCTTGGCCGGGTTCTTGCCCAATGCGTAGACCAGCGTAGGCGCGTCCTTGGCCACCTTGATAAGCAGACCCTGCTGCGTAGTGTCGAACGTGTCCTGAACGAAGGCTTCGGCATCATCGTAATCAGGCACCGGCAGCTTGGCCTTGGCTTCCTGATAGCTCGCAACCTTGGCTTCCCATGCCTGGTTGGCCGCGCGCTGCGCTTCCTCTGCCTCGCGCTGCGATGCTTCGACCTTGGCCTTGTCCTGGTACCATGCCTCTAGCGCGCTCTCGAATGCGCTTTCGTCATAGTCGCAGCCTTCAAGCGTAGGCTTTGCGCCAAGCTTAGGCGCATCAGGTGCAGGTGCGCTTGCGGCCTCAAGTTCCTTGACCCGGCGCTGAAGCTCGCGCTTCTCTTTCTCGCGCTCCCGGTCACGCTTGCGAAGCTCCTGCACCCATGCCGGGGCCTTGGCAACTTCGTCCTCAGAGACTTCACTGTCTGGCTCTTCGTCACCGATCTGGACGACTAGCGGGCCTTCCTCCTCAACCGGCTGCGGTTCCTCGACGGTTTCAATAGTCTGCTCGATTACCTCTTGCTCTTCGTCCATGCCTTGCGCCCTCCTAAGCGCTTGTGATGTAAAACGTGTTTGGCTGCTTTACCCATGCAATCTCGCGGCCATCATCCAGTGTCCCCCGCATTACGGAAAGCCCGGAAGGCGCAAACTTCGGCAGTTCGGAAACAACCTCAAAGCCATGCGGGATTACACCGGGCAGGCTGCTTTCCATGACGTTGTGAAACTTTTCGAAATCGTTACGGCTAAATGTCATACGCCACCCATCTCTCGGCCCATGTTGGCCATAATCTCGACAGTCTCGGCACGTGTCTTTTCCGCATCCGCAATGGACTTGGCAGTGTCAGCTTGCGCCTTATCCGCAAGCGCCTGCTCCTTTTCAGCCGCTGCTGCAAGGTAAACCGCGTTAGGATCGGGCTGGCCCTGTTCCTGAGCCGCCGCTTCCATCTGCGCACGCTCTTCCTCGTTAGGCTCAATCACGCCCATGCCGACAAGTTGCTTGCGGTAGTAGTTGTTGACATCGCCCAGGCCTTCGCCCTCGACGTTCATGAGGATCAGCGCGGTCAGCACCTTGGCATCCTGCGGGTCTTGCGCCATCGGCAACAGGCCAGACAGCGCACGTACCATCGCATCGCGGCGCGAGGTGAAGGATGGGCCAACGTCGGACACAACGTCCAAGTCTGCCGCGCCTAGATCGTTCTTGAGGACTTCCTTGCCGGTTTCATCGAGGACCGGCTTGGCAAGTTCCACGCTGGAAATGTCGCCGCGCTCGCCCACGCTCTTCATTGTGCGGCCTTCCTCGACGTAAATCTCCTTGGCCATTGACAGCCAAATCTCGCCGCAGCGCCTCATGCTCTTGGCAAAGTTGCTCATGTAAATAAGCGACTGCATGTCAAGGCGCTGCTGGATCATCTCAACAGCCTTGCCGGAGATGTTCGACACCACCTGCTCCGCGCCTTGATTCATGCCGAGAATCTCGTTCATGTCCGCGCCGCATTGCGTAATCAGCGCCGCGAGGGCCTGCGGAATGTCGGGGGCCTCGATGTAGCCAACTGGGCCAGCGGGGGCCATGCTGCCATCGGGCTGGATCAGGGAGTTAACCCGCAAGAACGGCAGGTTCTTGATGTTCGCCTCAGACCATTCCTGCTGCAAGCCTGCAATCTGCTCGCTGGCAAAGATAGGCTTGCGGGTTGGCGAGATGGCCGCGATGTCAGCCAGGAGGCTAATCATCATGTTGTAAATGCGCTGCGCATCCTTGGCCAAGCGCACGATACCCATGCAGCGCTCGATGTTATCAACAAACCAGCGCTTGCCGTAGACCGGGATGATCGGAATGTTCTTGCCCGCGATGTGGCCGCAATCCTCAAGGATACGCGCACCGTTCAGGATGTACTTGCGGACCTTGCGGCGCTTGATCTTGCGCGCCTTGACCTCGATCACCCCCTTCCCAGCTAGATCGGCCAGAGCCGCGTCAATGGCGGATTGGTCGCTCTCCACATCGTCACCGATGATCTTTTCGCCCATGTCGTCCAGTTCATCGTCGGTATACTTGACCGTCTGGCCTTCAGGATCGACGAAGGTGCGGACGTTCTCGCGCACTTCCTCGACCTTGTAGTATTCCGCGATGTAGACGCCATCCGGCGTATTCCAGTCGAAATAGCTAGTGTTGATGTCCTTGGGCCATGATGCCGGATCATCGCCCCATTCAGCCGTGTAGGCATCGCGCGCCATGAAGTAGACGACGAAGCAGTGCTTGGCATCAGCCTTGTCCGCGCGCTTGGCATTCACGTCGAAGTAGACGCTGGTGTCCGCATCGTAGATCGGCTCGATGCGAATGCGCTGCCGCTCGTTTTCGTCGTCGTATTCATCTTCGTAATCAGCCCGCAGACGGAACGCGCCAAAGCCACCGCCAGCCGCTTCCTCGAATGCGTTGTCGTACGCTTCTTCGGCTGCGCTATCCTGTTCGTCTGCCCGGTAAAGCCCGTCACACACATCGGCCAGTGCGCTATCTCTGCCGTCACGCGCCACGAAGTCAACGCTAATGCGGTTGTTGCGGTATTCGTTGATAACCCGCATCACCGCCTGGTGAACCTTGTTATTCTCAAGCTTGGGACGGTTCTCAAACTGCTCGGCCAGATCGCCTTCCCACTGCGCACCGACGATGGAGTAGAAACGCCGGTCGGCAACGCACTGGCGGCGCTCCTCGCGGTTCGCCATCTGGGTTGCGTCAAACTCGGCGCGGGCCTGTGCCAGCACACTTGCTTCGACTTCGGCTTTGGTTTTGCGCGCCATTAAAACCTCTGAGCCTTGCGCCAATACGGCAGCGGGCGGATTACCTTAACCCATAGCGCGCCCACCGTCAACGCCTGCCCCACTTGGTGACGATTGGCATGGGTGCGGCTTGTGCGGTAGTGATAGGAACAGGCATCCGCTGCACATCGGCAATGGCATCGAACATAGGGTCTAGCTGGTCATCATGCGCGCCGCTTGGGAACGTGCTTGCTTCGCTCAGCAGCCCATCAAGCCAATCGGTCCATTCCGGCAAAGCCACGTTGCCGCTCTCGATGAATGCAGCCGCGTCGTAGGCCCGGCTAATCTTGTCTCGATTGCGCTGAACTGCCAAGACCGGCACGCCTTCGCGCCGAAGGGTTTGGATTAGTCCGGTGCCGCTAACCTTGTCCTCGACCTTCATGCCGCGCAATGGCGGGCCTTGCAGGGGGCTATGCTTGAGCCAGAATGCGCGAGCTTGAGCCAGTAGATCGGGCGCTTCCCACTTGCCGCGTATCTGGTCCAGCAAGATGGCCTGGCCGGTTGTTGATCGGCCCCAACACTGGAATACGCTGTAGTCGTTTTCTTCGCCGGTCTTTTGCGCCGTGTCTGCGTAGATTTGCCGCCACTCAAGCGCGGGCGTGTCGCGGTAATAGCGAAACCACGATGTCTTGATGATACCACCGCCACGAGGCGCGGGACGCTGCTGCAACTGGCCTGCAACGGCATAGCTTCCCATCGTGCGCTCAAGCTCGCTTACCTGCTCCTCTGGGAAGCGCTCAGGGAACATTAGCTCACCTTCACGGGTGCGAGGGTCGCCAGCACCAATCGCATGGCGAGAGCGGCCCTTTTCCCACCGCATGGGAATGCAAAGGTGATCGTAACCCAAGTCAATCGCAACCGCCGATACGTCCGCCTCGTTCAGGCGCTGCATAACAATTACGATAGCGGATTGATCGTTGTTGACGCGGCTAGGCAATGCCTCCTTGAACGTCGTTACAGCCGATTGCAGCAAGGCGGCGCTGTTCGCATCATCCACGCTGTGTGGATCGTCTAGGATAACCCTATCACCGCGCGAGCCGGTCATGCTGGTGAAGGCCATCGCCTCGCGGAAGCCAGTGCGGTCGTTTTCAAACTTGGTCTTGGCATTCTGGTCGCTGGTTAACGCAACCGACCAGCGGTCCTGATACCATTGCGACTGGATCAAGCGGCGACACTTCATGCTGTCACGTACAGCAAGGTCTTGCTTGTGCGCCGTGCCAAGGAATCGCATCTCTTGCCGGTCAAGCGGCCCCCATTCCCATGCAGGCCAGATGACACCAGTGAGCAGGGACTTCATCGAGCCGGGTGGCACGTTCATGAGCAAGCGGCGAATGTCGCCACGGCTCACCGCTTCCAGATGCTCGCAGATAGCGTCTAGCGCCCATCCCCATCGCAGCGGCGTTGCAGGCTCAAGAACAGGCCAAGCCATGCGCGCAAAGTCTGCAAGGGAGCGTTTGGCAAGCTCTACCTCACATGCGCGAATGTCAGCCGCCGTTAGCTGCATTCAAAATCTCGCGCAGGGTTTCGGCTGACAGCTTGGAGGCGTCCAAGCCCGGCTTCGGTGTCATACTACCATCGCTTGACGTTAGATCGCGCTTGTCCACCAGGAAGCCATGCAGCTTGGCCTTGCCCATTGAGGCGCTGACAGCAGCGCTTGCTTGCGCCTCTTGAAGCGCGAGAGCGCGCGCTTCCTCTAGCTCTTGGGTGATGCTGGCAACGGTTACAATGCAGCGTTCAGCAGCTAAGGCTTGAAGCTCTTGCACCCTTAGCGACACATTAGCATCGGAAAGCAGCTTTGAGGCATTCACCCAGACTGCTTCGGGCTTGTAATTTTTGGTGTTGTAAGCGCGGCGATAGGCTTCACTTGCGTTGCCGGTTTCGACATACGCGCAGGCAAAAGCCTCTTGTTTCGGTGTTAGCGCCATATCGTCAACCTACCACTTTGCGAGGGCGTGGGCAAGGTGTCATGCCCCATCATCCCCGTCGCTGTCACCGCGCGTGTCGCGGGGCCAATCCTCCACACACCGTGCGGGAACGGGTTCCCCAAGGTAACGCGCTGGCAATTCGCCACGATCCAGCATTTCCAGCAGGATGGAAGCGGGGCCGCTGATGTTGCGCTCGCCGGTTGCCCAGCGATGCACCGTTGAACGATCAGCAATGCGAAGGATGCGGGCTATCTGTGCGATGGATAGCCCCTTGCCTTGGCGGATGCAGTTGAAGTCTGCGGGTGTCATGCGGCTTCCTCTTCTTCATAAAAGCCAGCGTCCTCGAAAACCGTGTGGAACGGCTTGTCGGCAACGCCGTGGGAAAAAATACGGCGGCAGGATGCGCCGCGCGCTCCCATCGTGTGCACCCAGTGGTGGGCCAGATCGGCAGCGTGAAGCTGGTCGTCTGCGTGAAGGAGGAACCATTCCCCCTTGTTGCTCTCAACGGCAACCGCAAAGCGAATGCCTTGCGCAAGGAGAGCTTGGCAAGCCAGCGGGGTGGCTTCGTTGAGAGCGGAAGAGAGAGAAGCGTGAAACATAAGAACCTCCGAAAGAGTGGGCAGTGCCCGTTGCGTTGAAACCACCTTAGCGCCAGCGTTGCGGATTGCAACAACTATTTTGCGAGGAGGGGTAATTTTTTCTCCACCCCAAACATTCCAATTTCCTACCCCTGCCCCTGCCCGCATGGCGATGCCCCTTAATGCCCCTATGGTATACCATTTAGGGGCAAACAGGGGCAGCTTTTCGCCCTTTTGCCCCTAAATGCCCCTGCGCCCCTATTTTCATTTCAGGGGCATTTAGGGGCAGGGATTGAGGCCTATTTCCCACCCCTTTTAGCGTAGGTCACTGGCCTCTTGCCGGAGGCAAAAACATGGATGGCTTTGGCCAATGGAAAGTGCTGTGTGACCCCCTTCCCGTTTGGCGCATGGCCATCAGCCAGCGTGAGCGTAACGGTTCCGTCAATGCCGTAAGCGATAGCCTGCACATCGCACATCATTTTCTCATTCCACATTTCAGTTCCCCTTCTGCATCATCATGGCCGCAGATTTTGCCGGATCGATCACCCGCCAGCCGTGTTCAAAGACCTCGATCACTTCCGCATTCAGCATGGGCAAGGTTATGCCGTCTTGGCGCGATGGGTCCAATTTATTCCTGATCGTCTTTTCGGCATATGACATCGAGCTTGCTAGAAAGTCCTTCATTGCCGACCGAGAGATGTATGGCAGACCCTCCCTAGATTCGGCTCCGCTGGCCCACCAGGCGCGTTCAAACATGCGGGCATACTCATCATGCTTTGATGGCTTCTTGTGTGGCTTGGATTCGCTCGCTTCGATATCTGGCACAGCTACGCAAGTAGTAGCTTGCCCGCCAAACTTGCTTTGCCCCATCTCGATGATTTCCAGCTTGAAATAGATGGCCTCGCCCTTTGAGGGCAATTCGCGCTGCTTGGTGACGTTGACGGATCGGATTCCGTCCTTTTCGGACACTTCAATTTCCGTGTCGATGTGGGCGCGAATGCCTGACCAGCCGCGCGCACCTTTGGCCGCGTCCTTGCCGTTGTGATGGATAATCATCATGGCCGCGCCAGTGACAAGGCAGACCTGCTCGAACCGCGCCATGACTGGCCCCATGTCCTCGCCGCTGTTTTCGTTGGCCCCGGCAGACATGCGCGCAAGTGTGTCAGCGATAACCAGGCGCACCGGCTTGCGCTTTACACGCTCAATTTCCTTGATGACCTCGATCACGTCGAAGGCATCTCCGTCGCCATTGAAGAAGTTAAGCGGCACCGGGATCATGGCGAGGTTTTCAAGCTCGCAGCCATGAAAGCGCTTGATGGCTTGCAGGCGTGACCGAATGCTGCCGGGAGCCTCGCAGGCAAGATAGACGACTAGCCCCGGATCGGTTTTGCGTCCGTAGCATTCCGCTCCTGTAGCAATGGCAGTGGCCACCGATAGCGCCCAGAATGTTTTACCCGAGTTGGAATCGCCATAGACGACCGTGGTTGACCCAATGGTCATTAGGTTCTCAACAAGCTCATCCGGCGCTTCGAACTCGGTTGAAAGTTCATCGCCAAAGACGACTTTCAGTTTGTCAAGAACATCCTTCCCGCTGGCTGGTGTTAGCAGCGCCAACAAATCACCCCCACCCTGCGCGTAATCGTTCGCATCCCCCTGCACTGGCGGCGAAATAACCCGCGCGCCGTGCTTGGCCGAGGCTTGATCGGCGTATCGCAGGCCGACCCCGCTGGCATCATTGTCAGCCACGATCACAAGCTCTTGCAGCGCGCCGTGTCTCTCGCGCAAGGTTCCCGTCACGGGAACGAGGTTGCTTGCCGAATACGCGACCGCGCATGGCCTGCCGGTCACTTGGTGGATGGTAGCGGCAGTGGCGAAACCCTCTGCAATGTAAAGCGGCCCCGGATCATCCATTGTGCCGACAATCCAGAAGCAACCGCCCGTCTGCCCGCCGGTATGGTAAAGCTTGCCGCCATCCCCATCGATGTACTGGATGGATGCGAGCGTGCCCTCTGGTGTGTAGAGCGGGACGACCAGTCGCCCGTCACTTGTCACCCTCGCGCCGTTGGGTGCAATGCCCTTACGCGCAAGGTATGGATGCGCCTCGCTTGCAGCCATGCAGGAAGCCCAGATTGACGATACGGTATCGGCTGCAACCTCGCGGGTCTTAGTAATCTCCGCATCGCGTAGCGCCTTGGCTTCTGCCAGCCGCCGCGTATTGGCCATCTGCTCCGAGATCGTAAGCTCGCGGCCAACGTCGGCCCGCCACGGCGCTTCGAAGCCAAGCCGCCAGCAACCGAATCGGCCAGCTGGGATGCCTTCGGGAAATGCGCAGTACCACCCCGTCTTGTCGCCCTTGCCCGGCGTTCCCTTGGTGCCCGATTGGAAGCGGTGCAGCTTGCCGTCGAGAACCACCGCAGCGGGAGGCGTAAGGCCAGCCGCTTCCATGGCTCGCTTCAACTGAACCTCTGGCGGGTCGTAGGTCGGGACTGGTGGCGGCGACCAAGGACCGCCGAGGATGTTGGTTAAGTCGGCCATTACTGCCCCCCGCGCAGATAATCAGAGAGAGCCTTGATGGTGGCATATGTGGGATTCTGATTTGTGCCCGCGCGAATCGCGCTAATGGTGTTGCGGTGGATGCCTGTCCGCTCCGCAACCTTTTCGACGTTGCGGT